GTAATAGTAGAAAGCAGCTCTCTCGATATTGTTTCGTGGCTTCATGCGTCCGGAGAGAATATCAGCGAATAGTTCCCGGCTGATCAGTAGAGTATTGAGGTACATTGAGAGTGATTGAGGATTAGTTCGGATAGCACGATGGAGGTTGATCAGCTCACCGTTGATGTCGTTGACGACTTCGGATTGTTTGATAGTACATGGCTTGCGGTATAGAACGTTGAGAGCACCTCCGAACACTTCGACATAGAGCCGATGATCCGGGAAGAGTGCGACGATATCGTCGGCGAGTTTTGACTTTCCGCCTATCCATGCAAATGGGGCTTTGAGGGGGACTTTGCGATGCTGCATATAATTTCCTGACACCGTGTCATATTTTCACGGTCGAATTAAGATACCGGAGATAATTCCGGTACCGCAGCTATCTTGTGAAGAGGGTAGCGCGGGAGCTTCTTACAGGCACTTATCCAGTGCTGCTTCAAAATCATAAAGACAACTCTGTAACTTCGGATAGTTTTCCAAACGTGCTTTAGTCCACTGAACGATATCTCCGCTTTCAGGAGTTGGATCTTCACATTTTGGTTTTTTCGTTTCACATTTTTTCGTGATCGTTATCGGATCACATGGGGCTTGTTTCGTAGCGCACCCGGAGAAGATCAAAACGGCAGTTAAAACCATCAAATACAATGCTTTCATAATTTACCTCCCTCAGCATTTTTACGCGCTTCCTCTGCGATAGCATTCAGATCAGTACACTTATCTCCGGTTGGTACATACTTGATCGATGTGATGTACTTAGGCTTAGCTGCCATAGTTCGATTGAACTCTGCATCTTTAGCGATAGCGTCCAACTTATCACGCGCCATCCAAGCTTTCATGAAAGCGACATCTTTGACTTTGCCGGCAATCTCAGCCTCTTTAGTCTTAAGAGTTTGCTGGAGAACGTTGCGCTCTCCGGAGACGCTTAAATTATAAAATCCAAGAGCGATGATCACCCCGATTAAACCTACAATAACCCAGATCAGTACCTTACCAATAACGGTACTGCTTACTTCTGACAGTCGCATATTTCTCTCCGTATTTATAGACGAGCACCGAGTACTCGTAATTGATGTCGCAGTTAGATCGACATGACCGTTGACCTTTCCATGTAAAGCAACTCTGCCCTCGACGGCATTGTGCTTTTGCTTTTTCCCAATTCTCACCTCCGGCACGGTTGATTTCTTTAAGAACCAATCCGCCCCCGTTGTAAACCTGATACGTTACCCATAAACCATACTTAGGCTGATAGACCGACTTCATAATAATCGCTTGAGCTTTGAGTTGATCAGGGATTGCCTTGATACTCGCTACCCCTTTAGCCTTGAGCGGTTTTTGCCAAAGACGATACGTGATCTGAGGTAGTCCTTCTGACCCTACACCGTCGAGAGATAGGATATTTCGACACCCGGACTCTTGAACGAGCTGACCGACGCCGTTTTGATACGGGTAATTAACACCGAACTGCGAATAATGCGCTTTTCGTACATCCTGAACGTATGATCGACACCGTTGTATCGATCCGGCATACAGTGTCATAGATACGAAAAAAAGTACGATAATCTTCATAATCATCCACCCATTGCGAAACAGTAGATTATGATGATATAAAAAGCGATTACCATCGTCGTATGCTGCCAATTATTATCATTACCCCAGTCCACTTCTTCAAAGAGATGCTTACGCAAAATATGAGCGACTACCACTCCAACCGTCACAAGCAATGTTTTTGACAATACCAGCTGTATGATTGGAGGCAATATTTCATACAACCCGCTCAAAAATACAAACAACAATCCAAGCGATACAATTACCGCAAACCACAATCTTTTAAACTCTTTCTTCACTTTTTTCTCCTTAGTTTTCAAGTTCCACGTTTACCGTGTATCCAGATTCACTCCACGAATGACGCACCTGTTTGATCCCAAACGATGACGGCCATCCCGGTGGAATGTTGGATAGTTTCATCTTCGCCCCGGCGATCACGTTGATCCCCTCATATTCAAAGTCGCCTCGACCCGTTCCGCGATTGGCAGCTTCCAATTTGGATTTAGCTTTTGTTCGAGCGTCACTCTCACCCTTGAATGAGCCTTTTACTTGCAGGACGGGCTTACCGCTTCCAACCGTGACGCTTTTCGTCTTATTGTCTTTAGTGCTATGCCATGAAGCTTTGGCGGAGCCGTAAGAGGTTTTATCGAGGATCTCTATCGAAAGGTTTTTTGTCTGTTTGGCATCGATCTGCATGATCGGAAGCTCACTATTTTGATCTCCTCCGTTTTTAGGTCGGAAGAGGATCGTATCGTTCTTGATTGCGAACGTAGCCCCCAGCTCTTTGGCGAGGCGGCGCATAAACTCTAAATCACTCGTATTCGTATGGCTCTTATGGGTGTAGGAGTGTTTTGGAAAACTGTTTTTGACTTTCAGCCCGTGACGTGTAGCGATTTTATGGAGGATCTGATTAAGCGTTACATTGTCGAAAGACTCGGTACGCTTCTCTTTGATTCCGCTTCCGAAGTTCACTGGAGTTGCTGTAACTTCAATATGCATCGTCTCATATTCGAGACGAGGCTTGAGGACGCTAAATGAGCCGATATACCAAAGATTGCCTTTGTATCCTAGCCATACCTTTAGCTTGTCCTTGAACGATGGCGGTGTGAATGATTCACCTTGGAATTTGAGGGTAAGCCCGTCCGCTGTATCGTCGATGTCATCCGTATATTCGATCCCGATCAGATAAGGGCGCAGTCTCTCGGTCACATCTTTGCCATTAACGGTGATCTTAAAATCCGGAAACTTTACCATAGGCTAACTCCCGTCTCTGATTGTTCAGGTTCGGCGATATCAGGCAGATACACTTTGTCACCACTTTGGAGGATCGGAGTACTCATGAGATGCGAATTGTTCATCATCACCTCATTCATGACATCGAGTGTTCCGTAATGCTGATAGATAATCACGTCGAGGCGGTCGCCTTTAGTCGCTACAGTGTATCTCATGATCTGACTCTTTTTAGATCGATATCGAAACCAATTTTTACCGATTTACCATCATCGAGGAATACGGATCGATCTTCGCTGATCTTGGTTATCTTAAAATCTCCGAGGACATCCCCATACCCCATAATAAAAGGTACGGCTTGCTTTTTATCGGCTATTGCTTCGAGAGCGGCGAGAGGTTTCAGACCGCTTTTGAGTGTGATTAGGTTTCCGCTGATACTGATCTCTTCGACATCTTTACCGACGCTTTGAGAGCTTTCATAGTCCTGAGCTTTTGGAATGTCAGCAAAGCTATAGGTCACGGTTCGATTCATACGGTCGAAGTATTTGTCATTGAGATTAAAAGCGAAATCGCCGATCATTGCCATCATGAATAGCTCCGATCTTTTTTATCATTCGCCTGTTTATTCATTGCACGTCGAACCTGCTCATCGATCTGCTTTTGAGTTTGTGCAGCGTGCTCTTTTGAAGTGAAGTTAGGGTTATTGATCGTTACGGCTACTGTATTATTGGTTCCGCCGCGAGTAGGTATCGCTCTTGCTTCAGCGACACGCGGATTACGCACGGCAACACGTGCCGGAGTAGGAGCAGAACCACCGACTCCAAAAAATGACCCTATACCTTGCAGATTGCTGGAGACGAAGTTTAGTTTTGACTCCACCCAGTTAAAGAAATCTGCAAAAGGTTTGATGATCATCCCGATAATGGATTTAAAGGTACCTACGATCGGAGTCCAATTATTGATAATAAGACCGAGAGGAGTCCACCCGAAAATAGCTTTGACTACTCCCCAAGCGACAGACACACCCGTAGATATACCATTCCATACTCCAGCAAAAAAGCTTTTAAGCGGAGTCCATGTCGACATGATCAAATAAGCAGCTCCGGCGATCAGCGCTACACCGCCAATGATCCATCCAAAAGTTACCATAGATGTGATCCCCAATGCTCCCAACGCCATTGTTACTGCTCCGACCGCGATTCCAAGCGTACCGAGTACTCCGGTTACAACTGTAAACCCTACGATAGCAACTCCCACAAACTTTGTGATACCCGGATGTTCTTGTGCAAATGATGATAATGCTGAAGTAGCTCCATTAAACCACGTGGTCATCCCTTTTAATTCAGGGGATAAGCCCTCTCCGATGATGGCTGCAAAACCAGTGGCTGTTCCTGTTAAAGATTCCCACATATTTCCGAGCGTTTGCGATGAGTTCTTGACGCGTGCATTGAGATCAGCCTGCTCTGCCATCTTTTGATTAAATGCTCCCAGCCCTTTTGTTCCGTTATTGATCAGTACACTTACCATCCCGGATGCGGTACCTTTCCCGAATATTGATTCTAAAACACCGATCCGAGCAGTGTCGCTTTTGATCGCTTTGAGCTTCTCAAGCTCTTTGATCATATTTTCAGTGCCTTTGAATTTTCCTCCGGCATCGGTGAAGTTCAGCTTGATCCCAAGCGCATCAAGATTTTTATTGCCCTTGAATGAGACGGCATCTGTTATGATACTCCCTAGATTAGACCCGACTGTTTCTCCTGAAAAACCTGATTTAATCAACATCCCGATCAACGGCTCTACATCGCGAGCGGCTTTTAATCCGCTCATCCCAAGCCCTTTCATCGTCGCCCCGATTTTTGAAAACGCAAAACTCATCTCTCCGACTTGGACACCCATATGAGAAAGACGCTGAATATCATTGATAAAATCGAGTAATTCATTATCTGAAATACCAAGAGCTTCTTTGAACTTTGCTGTTGCGGTCGCTGCTTCTTCATAAGGGATCTTTAATACGACACCGAGATAAGCAGCTGATTTAAGAGCACCATTGACGATGCTCTTTTCTTCAACTCCGAGAGACTTTAACGTTGATGCCATATCATAAAAATCGGCAGTTGTCCCCGGTAGTGTGTTTCCGAGTTTTGTCGCTTCATCATTGATTGATTTAAAAAATGGGCTGACGCTTCCATCGCTCTTCATCAGAGTGTTTTCAAGCCGAGTCCGTGCATTTTCTAAATCAACGAAAGATTTTATGATGGTATCGGTGGTTCCTTGTGAGGCAAGAGAAGCCCCCTTGAGTCCGGTACCGATTCCTGCCATGACAGTACCAAATGCTTGAGTACTTTTTGTCATGTTAGATAGAGAGCTTTTAAAAGAGGAGAATACTGGGCTAAAAGCATCTTTTGCCATCAACAAAATACCGAGTGTTAATGTTTTATCCATCTTGTCTCCTTCCTATCTCTTTGGCTTCATCTAAAAAACACAGCAAAAGCTCTATGTCCATATCGATCATGTCTCTATAGCTAAAGTGGAGCCAGTGCCCCACGATAGCTATAGCACTAATACAGTCTTCTCGACTGATTACAAAAAATTGTTACGTTCCGCCGTCAATTTTAAGAAATCATCTGCGTCGAGGTCTTCGACTTCCACAACGGTCATCATGCAAAGATTCGCAACAATGACTGCCTCTTGTCTAGCCGGGTTATTGCTCGCTTCAGAAGCAGTAATAAGATCTCGTGCTTTTGGTCGGCGCATGGTGATTTCTTTGCCATCATGCAACGTAATTTTTTTACTTTGTTCGCGTACTTTTTCCATTTGTCCCTCTTTTTACTGAATATGAGCACGAAGCTCTGCGTAAATATCTACACCGTCGATCATGCAGATCATGTTTTCAAAATCGATATCGATCACCTTGACTCCGTTGATCTCTTTGCTAAACGCAGTGACTGAAATCTCCAGCGTCATCTCGACCTCTTTGCCTCGATCAGGGATCGGATTGCCGAGCTTTTTGACCTTACCTTTGATCGTGTGCAGCACTTGGATCTTTTGATCACCTTGAACCATCGAGCCTTTACAGAAAAATGTCGGCGCGTTGCTGAATTGTTTGGCAACGGCGAAATAGACTTCCGTGTTGTACTCATTGAGTACGATCTCAGCACTCATCGCTTTGATCATCGGGATCACTTCCTCGATCGCCATCGCGCCGTCGCGCTCGCTTGTTAAAAACTCGATCTCAGGGGTTTTCAGCGACTTACTAACCCCTAGATTTCCGATACCGTTGACCAAGATATTATGGTCTCTCCAAATTTGACGTTGTTTCATCTTCTACCCCTTAACCGTTGATGATGTTGAGCAATACATCGCTGTAATCGTCGGTGTAGACGAGTTCGATGTTGAGCTCACGAATGGTTGGCATGTTTTGGAAACGGACGGTGAGGTAGAACTTACCGGCTGTGACCGTCGCTTTCGTATTCTTCGTACTGTCAAAATAGACTTCGAAGCCTAGACCCACACCATTACCGATGAGTTCACGCATAAACTCTTCGACCGACTTTTTGACCATAAGCAGCTCATCCGCTTGACGGTCACGTGCCCATTTGGCAGCATCCATCATCGCGCGGAGCATACGATAAAACGTTCGAACACGCTCTAGCGATTGCCAAATAGGATCGATGTCGGTTGTCTCGAACCCATACCATCTCCAGCCTACATCACGAACTATTGAAGCGATGCCTGCATTACGCAAACGGCGGGCTTCACAATCTTGCCCCTCGGCATAATCAACGATGCGCGTGGTAGAACTCACACCTTTAACAACACGGTTCGATGCAGACTCAGCCCACCCGAACGGATTGGATGCATCCATCGCCGCGATAAGCCCCGCACCTGCTGCAGAACTGGTCGCTACGATTCCATTGATTGTATTTGACTCCGGACCAGCCAATAATACATGGCGGCTTCCAAAGTTTCCGGCATAAGCCAAAGCAGCACTCTCGGTCGTGGCTGTTACATCGACGATAGCTGTCGCCCATAGTCGTGTTGCTACCGCGTCCATAGCGGTACCAACCGTTGCTGTGCCTGACCATTCTGGACAAATGATCAGATCAGGGCGGTATCCGGTATAAGCATAAGCATTATTAAGTGCTGTAACGGCTGCGATGATATCTGCTTCGACTGCTTCATCGTCCAAAGCGTTGATGATGATTGGGCACGTTACCCCCTGAGCATCGATAGCACTCAATGCCTCTCTAATCGTCCCGGTTGTTGCCGAAGCGAAAGCAGTGATCGCTAGTTCTACACTTCCGAAAAACTGTAAACCGAGCGTTCCCGCATCCGTTGTTCCTACGATGGCGATCGGTGTAGTCGATATGACCGTGGTCGGACGTGCTGCATCTGCACTGATATTTCCATTGATTCCAAATAACATTTGTTACCTCCTTTGATTTTGATAACTTAGTCGATCTTATCAATCGATTCGATGCAATGGTTACCTTTGCGCGGATCAATCCACGAAAGTACCTTGCACACCGCCACTCGCCACTTACAACAACCATAATCTTTCTCGATCAGGTTTTCACCCATCCGATCAGACATAGTCTCTTTTTGACCGCGAAATATTTTGACGTTTGCCCATACATCTAGCGTGATCAATGCGATCCAAATCCGCTTCATGGTGCTACCTCAAAAAACGAATTTCGTTCAGTAACAAACCATTGAGCAAACGTCATCCAATCAGCGGCGACGATAGGCATCTTCACACCGTTAGAGAATTCCATCGTCGTTGATACGAAAAGACCTGCAATGTGTGCGACACTGATCGCTGTTACGGTGTCTTGTGCATCTTTGTCGAGCGGTACAATGTGCTCTTTGCCGTTTAGTGTGTAGGGCTTGCCGGTTTTTTTGGCTTCGCTTTTTAGGAGCAAAACAGCTTCCATTTGTAGTACCGAAGCTGTTTTTATGTTATTTTTATCAAACATTTAAAATCCCCTCTGTAATTGAATACGGGTTATTCGGAAAGCGTTGTTCCTCCGTAGCGGTTCTGCTATCATAAAAATAAAACAGAGTCACCTCTATCTCTCCATCTACACGTTTGATAATTCCTACGGCAGGATAGTCAGCCTCTACTTCGCCACCGTCAGGGATTAAACTTAAATCGTAATCAACTCCATCATAGGTGATTACCTCACCGCTAACGCTGATGTTGGTTGTTTTATTTGAGGCGGTCGGACTAAGTGATATTTTCATTATTTCCATCTCCCTATTGCAGTTGCGGATATATCCATCTGTGTACCTGATGAGCGGGAAGCGTAATCGTAAAAACTAAGAGTTGCATTAGTTGGCGATTCAGCTCTTACCGAACCCCACGACAATGACGTTCCCCAATCCGCTTTTCCGCAAAATGTCGATGGATTATTTACGAAAGAATGCGGAAATATCCAAGCTCTCGAACCGGTATAAAATGTTCCGTATGCACTCGTTATGCCTTGGTCGCTCACGGATATATTCATGGTACAGATTAATGTCCCATCTGCATATTTAACATATTCGCCGTTCGAATTGGTTCCATACTCTATAATTGCGCCGCTGGGCAATGTATTTGATATAAATGATGAAGAGTTATTGTTGTAAGAAAAAACTCCGAAAATGTATGATTTAATAATTACTTTCAAATTAGATAAAGTGAGTTTTCTAAGTAATCCGGTGAAGCTATCATAAAATCCAAATACATCCGTATCACCCGGATCTTCGGCAATGGCACTGTTTATTTTTGCGGCCGTCAAATACTGCGAATGTGGATCTGCTTTTGCCTCATGCTCTACGACTTTGGAATCCACATAGCTTCGGGTGGATAGCACTACTGCCGGATCGATTTTGAGCGTGACCGTGCTTGAGTTGGTTACCTCGATGATCACTTTGATGTAGAGGTCTTTTGCTGATCCGCTTGCAAGAGTCGGCTTATAGGTATCAGGATAACTTCCGATTGCGATCAGATCACCGTCGATATCGAACAATCCGACCTCACGTACCGTAAATCCTCCACTCGTTGATGGGATATATCCTTCAGCGACAATCCAGTTGGTATTTACCGGATCAACCGCGATACTATTTAGAGCAGCTCTCCAGACTTCATGCGTTAGAACTGTTGCCGTATCGACAGGTGTAATAGCCGCACCGTTACCGTCACCTACGGCGATATGCGTCAGCTGTACAGTAGTTCCAAGTGCAGTAGCATTGGCCAGTTTCGCTTTACCGATATTGGTCAAAAGAGTATAGAACGCCATTTAAGCTCCTTGTGGATAGATGACCGTCGTATCGACGGTGTGATATGCTGCACCCATATACTGAGGAGCGATTACATTGATAGGTTCCGGAAAATACGGATAGACCGTCGTAACCTCTCCCGACGTTGAAGCCGATGCGTAATGCATAGAGCAGGTATTGGATAGATAGATCATGATCGCATCGAGCTGTGAACGTTCATTCTTATGCGTACCCACCATTTTCTCAATCATTTCGATAGTCGCATCATCCAAACCTCTGTCTTTGACATTGACCGAGACTCTAAAATGGAAAGGATCACCGGCATAATCGAACCATTCCTCAAGATTGGTTTCGACTCCGATAGAGGCGAGAGATTGTTTCAGCGCCCATACTGTCCCTTTTCGAAGCTTGATCAGCATCGCATTTTTGATATAGGTACGCTTATCGGTCTCGCTCATGGCATCCGACCACATATCCACACAGTAAAACTGAGCAAGCAACGGTAAGAATTTAGCATCGCATCGTGTCGAATCAAGAAGCCGTGATACTTCATCTATCGCAGGACGAAATTGAGTAATGCCTTCAGCCCCGGTTAAATCAAGATCATGTTCTCGTTGCGTATAGTGCTTCGGTAATAGTGGATCAAGCATTGACGACCTCCACTAACGTGCAGATAGCTACTTTTGATTTATCCGGGACGGTAACATTGGAGACAGGAGATACCAGTGTCATATCCGTTACCCCATCCACTTTCATAATCGCACCGGTTATTTTGGAAATCGAAACACTCTCTCCGATTTTTACCGACTGAGTCATAGTGTTCAAATTCTCCGATACTTTTGCCAATACGGTTGCAGTGTCGAAAGAAGGATCGATAGTGACAGTCCCAGATATCGTATAATCTACGGCAACGGCTGCCGCTACGAGAACGTGATCGGTAAGCGGTCTGACTTCATCAGTATTCAAAGCACTCTCTACCCGGTCGATCATCATTTGATCAACACCACCTAGGCTATGCAAACTCACGTGAACTACCGCGTCAGATGTACTGTAAACACCTACGTCGTCGATGCGTTCATCTGCACTGATAGCAAAAAACTTGTATGCCCCTGCAGCGCCTGCGGTGCTGAACCGCTCATACGCCAAAGCAATACGTGCACGTAGCTCTTCATCGCTTTCCGGATTACTTCCTCCGACAAAGTCACCTGCCTGAACCGCACCCAAAAGATACGGAAGCGGTGTGATGATCTGCTCGGTTTTCATAGTAGTCGTATTGATGTACACACTCAGCTCTACACGACCGGTTCCTGTTAGTGTTCCGGATGGAATAACAACATCCTCGATCAACTCGGCACTTACCCCGTCCGTTGATGAAAGCATCAGTCCCAGCGGGATACGATAATCGACCGATAATGGGGTGGATAGTTCAAAATCAAATGGTGTATACGGTTTGGCACCAAGCAACCGTTCAAGCCCGAAGTACTCGGCACAAAAATCAAGAGCAGCACCTTTGGCAGTCATCCAATATGAGTTCATCCATCCGATATTCATCTCTGTACGTAAAAGCAGCTCGCGATAGGCGCATGTCTGCAACGTCGGCAATATGTCATCGGATTCATTAGGTACATAGGCGGGGTTGAATGTCTGATGAATGGCAACGTATTCGCTCACAATCTCGTCAAAGGTTTTTGTGGCTACAAATTCAATACTCATGCCGCAGCCTCCCCGGTGATAGTCTCACCGTTGGATAAGGTAATCGTAAACCCAAATACACCGTTTACTGCATCAAGTGATGTCAGCTCGGCTTTGGTAACTTTGACGTTTTCCCACTTCTCAATCGCCTCTTTACAGTATTTGGCGAAGAGTAGTCTCGTTTGCGCATTCATAGGGCGATCACGCAGCAGGTAAAGTTCAGACCCATACGTCGGACGCCCGACACGCTCACCCAGTCGGGTAGTCAAAATACGGATAATGCGTTGGACTTGTGTCATGGACGATCTCCACTAAGTGCTGTACCCGGCATAACGTCAGTATGGTTGTGTGAAGTAACAGAACCTTTTTCGTCGGTGATAGTTCCATCTACGATGAGATTGCCATTTAAGTGTGTCGTTGGGGCATCGATCATAACTTCGCTCGGACTTTTGAGCTTAATAGTATGGGCTTGAGTATCTACTTCGACACGAGTACCGTCCGACCATTCGATAATCGTCGTG